TGGCGATCGTGGCCCCCGCTGCACCTACCGTGGCGATTACGACTCAAGCGCTACCTATAACGCCAGCTCCAAGATTACCGATATCGTATCGATCAAGAATAGCGATGGCACCCGCACGTATTATGTGGCGAAGGTGGATGATAACGAGCCTACCTTCAAGGGGAAACATCCGACCAATACCGCCTATTGGGACACCTTCGGGGCGAACTTCTCCAGCGTGGCGACCGATTTGCTGATGGCACGGAAGATAGCTGCCTCGGAGATTGACGTGGAGGAGATCTTCGCGAACTTGGCAAGGATCGGAAACTTCACCATCACGAACGGGTCACTGGCCGTGGATACGTCCGTCTCGGATCGTACACAAATCACCTTTCCGCAAATGTTGACTATCGGGAAGACCACGCAGTTCGCCGGGAAGTTCGGAAACCGTAGCTCGTGGGGCGGTGTGTTCTTCGAGGGATTCGGTCCCTATTTTTACGACATGGGGGTAGAGAAAGTGTTGTACAGGGAGGGCACGGGGGTCGTGTTTAACGCCCCGGGCGGGAGATACCCGTTCTTGGGGGTACGGATCGATAACGGCAACGGTATCTATGGCTGGAACAGTCCCGGGAATATAGCCAACCTGTATATCAACAAGGACGCCGCGAGCACGGCCCATGTGTATATCACCAATTACCAAGGCTTGACCTCCTCGGACATCCGCCTGAAGAGCGTCTTCTTCGATATCCCGAACGTGTTGGATAAGCTGGAGGGTATATCCGCCTTCTACTACACGATGAAGGAGGACGAGGACAAGATCCCTCGCATCGGCGTGTCGGCGCAAGCCGTCCGAGAGGTTCTTCCGGAGGCGGTACAACTCATAACACCGGATAACGGGGATTCCTATTACGGCGTGGATTATATCCAGATGTTGACCGCATTTGGGATCAACGGGATCAAGGAGCTTTACGCCAAGGTCAAGGCACTTGAGAAGAGGGTGGAAGAGTTGGAGAACAGATAGAAAATATTATAAGCCTTTATCGGGGGCGGGCAAATGAAAGCCCCCGTATATATTAAAAGAAAACGAGATGAAAGGATTTGAGGAAGTTTTTATCGTTGCGTGGATAGTCTTCGGGCTGTACATGCTGGTGTTCATGGTCGTAGGCGCTGATCTGTGGAGCGGCGTGAGGAAGGCAAAGCGAAGGGGTGAGGTGAGATCGAGCTACGGTTTCAAGCGGACGGTTGACAAGTTGGCGAGGTATTACAACCTGCTCATAGCGTTGACTGTAGTTGACTGCATGCAGATGGGAGGTGTTTGGTACCTTGATGGCTACTACGGCTATCATATCCCGATCTTCCCTGTCATAACATTGATCGGCGCGATAGGGCTGGGCTGTATCGAGGTAAAAAGCATCTTCGAGAAAGCCGAGGACAAGGTAAGAAGCGATTACCAGCAAGTGTTGATGCTGGCCGGAGAGATCGCCAAGCACCGGACTGATCCGGAGGAGATAGCGAAAGCGGTTGTTGATTATATAAATAAGGGGAGTGGAAAATGAGAAATAATAGTCTGCCCAGAGGGTTGAGAAACAACAACCCCGGGAACATCAGGAGGAATAGCGATGTCTTCCAAGGCGAGAAGACAAGCTATGATCGAGAGTTCAAGCAATTTAAATCGATGGCATACGGGTATAGGGCGATCTTCAAGATCCTGTCTAACTATTACCGGAACTATAAGCTGGATACGATCCGCAAGATGATAGGAAGATGGGCACCACCGAAAGAGAACCATACGGAAAAGTATATTCAATTTGTATCTGACTACGCTGGAATCCCGGCTGACGATCCGATAAACATCAACGACCGAGAACAGATGATCCGGATCGTGGCAGGGATGAGCCGTTTTGAGAATGGGAGAGAAGCGGATATGTCGGATGTTATTACGGGGTGGAATCTGCTATGAAATCCTGGCATATCATATTGATTCTGATCCTCTGCATTCTTTGCTTCCTGACAGGTCGTTACATGAAGAATGCAGAGGCCGGTCTTATTAGTAAAACCGATACATTCATCCATATTGATACAATAAGAGATAGCATCCCTTATCCGGTTTATGAAACGATGATCCAAACTGTACCGGAGTTGTTCCCTGTCTATATCACACTTGGTGGCGATACGGTCAGGGATTCGGTATATATCCCCGTTCCGATAACACAGAAGGAATACCGGACGGAGGATTACCGGCTGTCCATATCCGGTTACAAGCCCAATCTCGACTATATAGAGATATATCGAAAAACGGAACAAATTACGAAAACGGCAAACCGAAGATTCGGTGTTGGCATGGTAACCGGGTATGGCATAGGAAGAAATGGTCTGTCTCCCTATATTGGAGTTGGTGGTTTTTATCGTATTTGGTAGCTGTAATGGTTTATTGTTATTTGGATGGCTGTTTTTTGATGAGAATTCGGATAAAATTTATTACCTTGCAAAACTTAATTCATAAAATAGAAAACAAAAATGAACGATACTCAATTTGAATTGGCCCTTATAGAGAGAAAGGTTGACGATAGCCTGGTGCAACAAAGATTATTGGATGGCTATGTGAATGCTACTGCACTTTGTAAGGCGGCGGGTAAAAATTTTGCTGATTACAAAAGATTAAAAGGTACAGATGATTTTTTGAAAGAGCTTAGTTCCGATGTGGGAATTCCCATAACGGAACTAATACAGACAATTATAGGTGGAATACCTCAAGCACAAGGCACTTGGGTACATCCACAAGTTGCAATAAATTTAGCTCAATGGGCTTCTCCTAAATTTGCAGTATTGGTTTCCAAATGGGTATTTGAATGGATGAATGGAAATATTCCGAAAGCAAAGAGCTTGCCATACCATTTGCAGCGATATATGATGAATAGGACCCAGATTCCACCTACGCATTTTTCCATATTCAATGAGATCGTATATAATCTGATAGCTCCATTGGAGGATCGAGGCTACCAGCTTCCGGATAGTATGGTTCCTGACATATCGGAAGGTCGTATGTTTGCGAGCTGGGTAAGAAATGTCAAGAAGTTGGAGCCTAACGATTTTCCAACCTATACTCATACATATCCCGATGGAAGGAGCATCCCGAACGTGAAATTGTATCCTAATTTCTTGCTTGGAGACTTTCGGGATCATTTCCATAATGAGTGGTTGATAAAGAACTCATATAAGTATTTTAAAGAACGGGATAGCAATGCTCTTCCTTATTTACAGGAAATGGTTGCTGCCTTACCTGAATCTCAGAAGACACAAGCTTTGTTACAATGGAAAAAATCTAAGAAATAGAAGTCTTGTCGATCAATTTGGTTTGTCGCCGAATGTTGAGGTTGATAGATTTTATATAATATGGTTTATTATAAATTTATATTTTTATTTGTAATGAGTCAAGTTCCTTTTAGAAGAATAGTTGTTTTGATAAAAGGTTTTTCAAAAACAGCATATGAATATCAATTAGACTGTTACTATTTATTAAAATATATCGAATATTTCAAAAGTGTTGCGGGTGGTGCTTTTGAAGACAATGAGATATTGATAATAAAGAAATGTTCTGTTGATATGCTAAAAAAAATGATGGTTGAAATAAGAGTAGATTTTGCTGTAATTGTATATATTGGTCATGGTGCAACGCAAGACAATAATCAATTATTTCAATTATCAGAAAATGAGATTATAAAACCGGGGCAATTTGTTTCTATTTCAGAAAAGGTATTGGTAATATTAGAAAGTTGTCGATGTAAGACCAATGGTGTTTATACCATTGATCTTACAGATAAAATTCCTAAGTTTAGAGATGGTGGAGTTGTAAGATGTAAAATTTCAAAAGAAGAGTCAAGGCGTAGATATATAGAACAAATAAAAAAATGTCATATTGGTTTAGTTGTTTGTTTTGCATGTTCAGAAGATGAAGAGGCTTTAGATTATATATTTACGACCGAATTATTAGAATACGCAATGAATTGGTATTCAAATAGAGAAAATTATAATCCAGTATTGTCTATTGTTGATGTGATGAAGTATATACCTATTTCGTTAAGTATATTTAAACCTGATGTTAAACAGCATCCAGTATTTATTGGAGTAGAACAATTTCCATTTGTAATCAGTCGATATTAGCAGAAAATATATGGCAATATAAAAATTACCAATTCTACTGTAGGGTTGATTTGAGATTTTGTTTTTTAGTCTTTAAAATGCTATGCCAGATCAAGTCCGGCATAGCACAAATTTTGACATCGTCGTCACAATAGCAACCTCCCATCCTTCTTATCCATCACCGCATTGAAAACACTTTTGTAGGTTTCGTACAACTCTTTCCTGTTTTCCGGTCCCGGCCAATCGGCAAAAGATTCTCCTGCAAAAAATTTCCAAGCAAAAATGCGTTTGGCTTTTTCGGATAAGCCTAATTGATCGACCATATCCCGGATATCCTGCATATGTTCCCGGATATACTCGGTACGGTCAATACTATCATCGGGCTCATCAATAATGTTCAGTCTTCGCCAATCCACATTCTCATCTACCGGGATAGGCTTGTATTTATGCCGGTAGGGAGACGTATCCGAGGTAACGTTCAGCTTTATCATTTGCAGGATATACCAGTCAAGTTCGGTATATTTACCTTGCTTGGCTTCCATAAGCCGGGAGAGGTGTTCCAGAGGCTTTTGAAGTAGCATACACATTACCTCGTTCAATACGTCAATAGCTTCACTACTCATTCCGGCAAGTGAGCAGTGATACTTAGCGTAATCCAGCCACCTGTCGTAACGTTTCTCAATATATTTATTCAATGCCTCACTTGCCATAGTCGTCTTTATTTGATATATTTGTTTCTGATTGTAAGGGGGTGGCGCTGTGAGGCGCTGCCTTTCTTATTCCTCCTCTTCGTTCGTATCAAAAAGATTTGCCATCATATCAACAATATTCGTCTGGATATTATCTTCAGCCCCCAATACGGCATTACTGATATGCTTCTTTTCTTCAATGATCCTGTAGAGCTTCTGGTCAATCGTCCGACGGCCGAGCAGGTAGTAGCAATTCACTGAGTCTTTCTGCCCGATGCGATGGGCACGGCTTTCTGCTTGATCACAATCTGCATACGTCCAAGGTAGCTCAATAAAGGCGACATCGCTGGCTGCTGTGAGCGTAATACCGGCACTGGCCGCTTTAATGGAACAGATGATAACGTCCGTCTTCGGGTTCTTTTGAAAGGCATCGACAGAAGCCTGCTTCTCCTGCATATTCTGTCGTCCGGTGACGCAGACGGCGGAAGGAAAAGCTATCATCAGGCGGTCTACAATTTCATGCAGGTTACAGAACAGGATGATCTTTTTCCCATTCTCCCGAAAGTCCTTCACGAAGTCGATAACCTCTTTCAATTTACCGCGTGCAGTAATATCTTTCAGAATACCAATACGAACCATCACTTCCCCTTTCAGTGACTTTTGGATTTTTTCATCATCTGCTTCCTTGTAGCGTTTCAGGTAATCGATCAGATCGCGCTCCGCATCCATATATTCCTTGCGGTTCGTTATCTCACAGGAAACAATCTGACGCACTTTATCCGGTAGTTGGGTGAGTACTTTCGACTTTTCTCTGCGGAAGAAGCAGTGTTGCCATAGCTTATAATTTAGCTCCTTTAGATTGCTCGCTTGGTTAGGACCGGAACAGTACCGAAGCATAAAACCTTTCCATCCACCCATATCAATCATGCGATCCATAATACCCAATTGTGCAACCAGATCCTTTGGTTTGTTGACAACAGGTGTCCCAGTCAGCAAGATGATATATTCTTTCCCGGATGCAATGCCTTTGCAAAACTTGGTCTGCTGGGTGGCCGTTGATTTGACTTTATGCGATTCGTCGATTATCACGGACTTGAACAGTTTGATCGTGTTGTGAAATTCGA